TCGGAGCGCGAGGCCACGAGGAAGCTGTAGGTGCCCGATTGAACCTGCGGGGTGCTGGTGAGGAACGCAGCGTCGCCCGTGGTTCGGCCGGCGAACGTGCTCTCCAGTTGCGGCACCATGGAATCGGTGGCCGTGTTGCGCCCCTTGGGGGTGACCTGGGTCTTGAAGTACGCCGCGTCGTTGTAGCGCACGGTCATTCGCTTGATCTGCAAACGGCCGATCAGCTTTGCCACGTTGTTCTGATCCCGCGTGAACTGCTGACTCAGCGTGATGCTGCGGTTGTAGCGGTAGCCCACGACGACACGTCCAGTGTCCACTCGACCCGGAAGACGGATCGTCTGCCCGCCATTCACCAGCGTTGCACTGCGAAGGTCGAGGTACGTGCCCGGTGAGGGCCAATCAGTTGTCTTGAGGACAGTGAGGGCCGTGAGGGTCGGAAGCACGGTAGGGACGGTGATGTCGGTGTAGTTACCGAACGCCTGATACACAGGCTGCGCCGACTGGCGCCGGTCGAGGTAGATGTCGAAGTCGTTCGAGATCAGCGGGTACGTCGGCGAGTTGCCCAAGTCCATCTTCAGCAGCTCCACGCCGCCGCCCGGTGCCTTGGTCACGAGGTAGAGATCGGTGCCGATGGCGTGCATGTGGACAACCGCTCCGGTTCCCATGAGGTTCCATGGGTGCCATGCGGACTGCTGCTTCTCATCGCCCTGCCACTTGTACTGGTGGACGAACACCTGCGGCCCGGTGGGCGACTGGTGAGCGAGGAACAGCATGTCGGCATCGCTGGCCGCTTCCATGCAACGGGTCTTGCCGGGGACGTAGGACGGAACGTGCGCGGTGATGTTGGCTGCCTCGGGCGTCACGGTGTCGTCAGAGACGAAGTATTCCCGAACGGTGCTCCAGGTCTTCGTGGCGTTGTCATCCACGAAGAACAGGCTGCTCGCTGCCAGCAAGGGCTTGATCGTCGGCGACACACCGTAGGTGGTTACCGGGTCGATCTTCACCGTCTTCGGTGTCAGCGTCGGCGTGCCGGTGAGCTGGAACATCGAGGTCTTGCCGGAAGCGAAGATCATCAGCGCCTTCTGATAGGCACAGACATGCAGCATCTCCGCCACACCCTCGGTGGGTGCGTTCACGTCGATCACGTCGGAGTCCAGCAGTGAGGTGACCGTGGTACGCCAGAAGTTGAAGTAGTGCCCGATCTCGGACATCACGATGTTGCCGGCGCTCCCCACGAGACCTAGGCGATCCCTGTGGAAGAACACGTCGCCCAGGCGCTGCCCGACGATGGACGGTGCGGGACTGGAGTCATCGTCACCCGCATAGCGAGTGTCGTAGTCCAGCGGGCCGTAGGTGAAGTAGAAGCCGTCCGGGTTGATAGAGTCAGGGACTCGCTTGAGACCGTGAGGCATCGTGGTCTTGTCGAGGGTGCCCTTCAGTCCCGGACAGGGAACCTCGCGCCACACCATCGTAGATTCCATCTGCACGAAGTAGTTGTCGAAGGAGTTCTGCGAGTCACCACGGACTTCGTAGATGGAGCCGATACGGTCGTAGTGGTCGGTGACTTTCGGGAGGTCTTCAAAGGTCTGCACGGAACCCACGACACTGCCGGGGGTCAGCGTAGCCGCCATTGCAACACGCACATCGCGGTTGACGATGAAGGTGTAGTCATCGACCGTAACGGCTCGGAGGGACTCCCAAGGGTTCTGCTGGGTCGTTAGGTACGACAGGGACGGCTGGTCAGTGATGACCACGTACTCCTTGCCGGTCTCGTGGTTGAACACACGAACCCTGCCGGGGTAGATCGCGACGATGTAGCGTTCGCGAGAGTCCCGAATGATGCTGTGGAAGAACGCGTTGTCCGGGATGTCTGAGCCGAGGACGTTGACGAACTGTGCGGGCGGCCGTGGGCCGGCGCCGCGTGCAGGAGAGAGGTCGCAGTTCATTGCAGCTTCGATCTGCGACATCAGGCGTACTGAGGCGTCCTGCTGAGAGACTCCGCCAATCATCGACGGAATGGTTCCAGAGGTCAGTGGCATTACGCACGAGTCCAGATTTCGGACACTTCAGCGCCGTCATTGAACATGTTGGCCTTCGGCTCGTAGGCGCGCTCCTCGTCGGCGAGGACTGCCAGTGCGAACCGCTCATCGTCCTGGGTGAACCCGTAGGACTGCTCGCTGCCCTGGAACTGCGCCTGGAACTGCGTGGCCGCTTTGACGGTGATGTAGCGACGCGCCGACTCGGGCAGCGTCTCGAAGTCGAACATCCAGACCACCTCGGCAGTCGGGCCGCTGTCGGCTGCGAACACGTAGGTGCTGTCGTCGGCGTTGTATAGCTTGCCGGCGCGCGGGACGATACGGCGTGTCTCTGCCGTTGAAGGGCGCAGCGAGATGACGTTCGGGGGTAGCACAACCTGGCCGTCAGAGGCCGGGGTGAAGTAATAGTTGTAGTCGCGATTGAAGTACCAGCCGCGTGACTGAATCTCGCGTGCTTTCGTGCGCAGCGTGTCGCGCGCAATCGAGGCGTCGGTGAAGCCCATGTTGTCGAGCGTGTTGATAGGAGTCTCGCCCACTGCCTTCAGCAGTTGGTTGACAGCCTCAAGCTCCGTGGTTGCGGTGAGTTGCATAAGTCTCCAGGCAAAAAAAACCCACCACGCCGGTTAGGACGTGATGGGTTAGGGGATCGCTGATTAGGCGATTGCGATTTCCGCAGCGCCGGCAGCACGCAGAGGGCCGTGGCCCAGGGCGAACTTGCTCAGCATCAGGGTGCCCTGACGACGTGCGTCATAGGTGTCTTCCAGAGCCAAGTCCAGCAACTTCAGCGTACCGACCGCGCTCTTGTGGAACACGGAGCACACCGACTTGCTGAAGTCAGCGCGGCGGCTTGCGACCACCGAGGCGTTCGCGGTGTCATCGGCACTCGGGAAGAAGTTGGTCTTCAGGAGCTGGATGCGTGCGACGGACTCGATCACAGCCTGCGACAGACTTGCGCCTGCGGACGGGTTGTAGTCGCGATCAACCAGGTCTTTCACCTGGGTCATCAGATACCACATGGCCGGCTTCAGCACGGCAACAACGTCCTCGTCGGGCACGTTCTTCTCGTCGAAGTTCTGACGAATCTGACGGATCGCCGCAGCGACCAGCGATGCGTCGGTGCCCATGGCCGCAGCCTTGACGATCATGCCACCCGGCTGACCATCGACCGGGCCGGTGGTCTGGCGAGCGGCCAGGATCGCGCAGCGGATTTCGTTGAGCTGGCGCTGCTTTGCCAGTTCGAGGCCCTGCTGCTTCGTGTACTCGCTACGGACATCGTAGTGAAGCATGGCTTCGTCGATGTTCGGGATGAAGACGTGCGAGATCAACATCGGATCGAGATTCACGATCACTTCGTTGTGCTGCACGTTCAGGCCCGTGATCTCGGTGCCCGGTACGTGGTACTCGGAGCCGATGGTGCCGATGGCAGGGAACGAAGCGGACTTGCCGTTCGAGATGTTGCGCTCGGTGACCTTACCGGCCAGCTTGTACTCCTCGACGAACGAGGTCAGAACTTCACCAGCGTACTGCTTGAGGAACAGTGCCTTGTCGTCACCAGCGTTCTGGACTTGCCCAGGACGGTTCGGGGTGGCGTTTGCCATTTTGTTCTTGGTATTTCCTTGCGTGAGAGAGAGGTTGAAAACCCCCGTATTTGCGCATGACCCCGCCTATTTCATCGGTGGCAGAGGCGTCGGGGGTATGTGGTTAGAACTCGGAGAGGCGCAGCCGCTCCATGACTTCAGCGCGGAACGCCGGATCATTCTTGTACTGAGGTGTCCGCATCGCTGCGGTGACCTCGACCTGGGACTTGAACGGCGCAGCACCCGTGGGAGCCTTCTTGCCATTCAGCAGGGAACCCGGAGGGGAACCGCGCTTCGCAGCGTGGCGTGCAGAGAGAGCCTCGACGGCCATCTTTGCGCGAGCCGGATTGCCGGATGTGACCGCCGCGTTGAACTCGACCTTCTCGGCTTCGGCGAGGTTCTCCTTCGCCCAGCCCAGCAAGCTCATGTACTGCTCGGTGCCACCAGCGGTGCCATAGACAGCCGCATCGTATGCATCGACTTCCGCCTGCTTGCCACGGATGTAGGTGTCCACCTCGGCCTTCGGGATGCCAGCCTTTTCCAGCGAGGCATAGGTATCGTCGGACAGCTTGCCCTTCTCGGCGTACTCGGTGTTGAGGCCAGCCCAATCCAGGCCGGCACCCTCGACAACCTTCTGAGCACCTTCGTCGCCCGCAGGGATTTCTAAGGCCGGCTTGGTCTCGGTGTTGGCAGCAGCGGCAGCAGCGGCAGCTTCTTCAGCAGACGGCGTGACAGTCTGCTTTGCGGTCAGTTCGGCGTGAGCGGCGACCAGCTCCTCGACGGTCTTGAAGCCACCATAGGTGGTCTCGGATGCAGCAGCGGCTTCCGTGGCGGCAGCGGCGGCAGCGGCCGAAGCCTCCGTGGTGTTCATTGTGATCTCGGACTTCTCGGTCATAAGGCTCAGTGGTTGAAGTTGTAGATGGTGAGACCGTTGACCTCGGACTTGAACTTCTCCAGCGGATCGGCCTCGGCCTTCGCGGTGTCCTTCGGGGTCTTCACGGGAGCTGGTGTGACCGGCTTGGTCTTTGCCGGATCAGCCGGCGTGTCGGTCACTGGGTTACTGTTGGCCACTCATATCTCCTGGTGGTGCCATGGCGGCACCTGCGATGGTTGGGGCTGCGCGGATGGCGGCCTGATGCATGGTGTCGGTCTGCTGTTCCTGCTGAAGCTGCTCATCAGTCTTGATGAGGCCCTTCATGGTCAGATCGGATGCAGCGCCCATACGGGCCATCAGCTCGCCGGGATTCACACGCTGTGAGAACACTTGCGGTGTGAGAACCTG